TTAGGACGCCATGAGCTGGAGCATTCCTTTGGACCAACTGGCCAAGAAGACCGGCCTCAAGCTGGACACCGTGGCGCGCAAGGTCACGCTCGACCTATTCACCTCAGTGGTGCAGAAATCGCCAGTGGACACCGGGCGGTTCAAAGCGAACTGGAACGTGGGCACGACGCCGAACCTGAGCTTCACGGCATCGACCAACGCCGGGCGTGGGCTGACCGAGGCGCAGAAGGCGATCGGCATCGCGTCCGGTGGGGTTGTGTACCTGAGCAACGGCTTGCCCTACGCCCGCCGCCTTGAATACGGCTGGAGCGGCCAAGCCCCTGCCGGCATGGTCCGCCTTTCGGTGCGCGAGTTCCGCCAGTTCGTTGAAAGGGCCATCCAATGAGCCAGAAGATCGTGCGCGCTGGGCTGGAGAAGAAGCTGAAGGCATGGGCCGATGCTCAGACGCTCCCCGTGGCATGGGAGAACCAAGCATTCACCGCGCCGGCCACTGCCTACGTCCGAGCCTTCCTGCTGCCTGATCCCGTGCAATCGCAGACCCTGGACAAGCTGCACCGCCGATTCGCCGGCATCCTGCAAGTCGATCTCGTCATGCCCATCAACGGAGGGGCAGCACCTGCCGAGACACTGCTGGCCAGCCTGATGACCGCCTTCAACCCCTCCACGTCGTTCACCGAGAGCGGCGTTCTGATCTACATCACCGATCCCGCAAGCGCTGCCCCTGCGCTGACTGAAGCCAACCGCTACACCGTGCCCGTGTCGATCCCCTACGCCGCGCACGTCATCTGATTCCCTCCCGCCCGTTTCGGGCATTTGCAAACCCAGCCGCTTTTGAGCGGCTTTTTTCATTCCCGAAAGGCCTCCACCATGAAACGCTCCACCATCCCCATGTTCCTGATCGGCGCCGTGCTCGCCATCGCATCCCTGACCGCTCAGGCGGTCGGTTTTGACTTGGCCGGCTTCGTCGCGGCCAACCCCGAAACCTTCGCGGCCCTGACGATGGTGGGCGCGGTGTCGCTGCCCAACGGCTCCATCGTGGCCATCGCCAACGCCTACGGCGCGGCCAAGACCGTGACCGCCATCAGCAACGCAAACCCAGGCGTGGCCACTTCCGCGGCACACGGGTTGACTGATGGCAAGTTCATCGAAGTCACCAGCGGCTGGTCTCGCCTGAACAATAAGATTGTGCGCGTGGATGCTCCTGACACTGGAACCTTTGCCCTGGAAGGCATCGACACCACCAGCACCCAGCGCTACCCGGCAGGCTCCGGCATCGGTTCGGTGCGAGAGATCACTGGCTTCACCCAGCTGGCGCAGATCGTGGGCTCCACCTCCGAAGGAGGCGAACAGCAGTTCACCACCTTCCAGTTCCTGGAAGCCGACGCCGAGGTGAGAATCCCCACCAACAAGAGCGCGGCCGGCATCACCTTTACCGTGGCCGACGATCCGACCCTGGCCGGCTACATCCTGGCCCAGGCCGCCAACGATGACCGACTGCCGCGCGCCATCCGTGTGACCTTGCCCAACGGCTCGATCCTGCTCTACAACGCCTACGTCAGCCTGTCGCCGATCCCCTCGCTGACCGTGAACGAGATCATGACCGTCGAAGTCACGCTCTCGCTGCTGGCTGAGCCTGTTCGCTACGCCGCCTGATGCTGAAGCTGCAACAAGCACCCACCTTCTTCGGGAAGGTGGAAATCCCCCTGCCAGGGGGCAAGGTGGCGCAGGTCACCTGCACCTTCAAGTGGATGCACCGCAAGGACGTGCACACGTTCTACCGGCGCATTCACATGCTGTCCCTGATGGGCAAGTGGCACATGCGTCTGGCGCAGCGGATCGTTCGTGCGCTGGGCCATGTTCCCGGCCTCAAGGGTTGGGCACAAGACCGCACCGTCACCTTCCGCGACACCTTCGACATGCTCAACGAGGTGATCGAGTCGTGGGATGGCGTGGATCTGCCGTGGTCGCGCGAAGCCTGCGACTTGCTGATTGCCCAGCACCCCAACGCCGGGATGCTGTTCATGGGCGCGTGGGCCAAGGGACTTACGGAGAACCGGCTGGGAAACTGAGGGGGGCCTGCCGGGACTTGTACCGACCGGCCCCGACCAAGCAGGAAGCCGAGGCCCTTGGTCTCACGCTTGAGGAAGCCACCAGCGTGTTCTACGTCTGGCCGGACAACGCAGAGGCACTCAACGCCTTTGAGTTGCTGGCTGGGCAGTGGCGCGTCGGCATGAATGGCGCCTACGCCCTTGACTATGGCGCCATCCCCACCGTGCTCAAGCTCAACAGCGTCCCCGCTGAGAAGTGGCCCGACCTGTTCTCTGATCTGCGAGTCCTTGAAGACGAGGCGCTGGCGATCATCCGAAGGAAGAAGAATGGCTGAAGTCACGCAACTTGTGCTCGCGGTTGACAGCCGGCAGGTGAGGACCGCCACGGGCGATCTGAACAAGTTCGGCCAGGCCGGCGCCGCGACGGAAAAGCAGGCGGTCTCCCTTGGCCGGGCCTTCAAGGGCATGGGCAGCGCTGTCGGCGTGGCTGTCGCGGCACTGGCCTCCAGCGAGATCATCCGCGCCGCCGATGCCTACAAGAACTTGAACGCTCGCCTGCAGCTGGTCAGCCGCACCGCTGCAGAGTTCGCCAAGGCACAGGCCGAGGTGCTGAACATCGCGCAGCGATCGGGCGTGGCGCTGCAGCAGACCGGCGACCTCTACGCCTCGCTGGCTCGCTCCACGCAGGCCCTGGGCGTTTCCCAGGATGAACTGCTGGGCGTCACTGAGTCGATCAACCAAGCGCTGATCATTTCTGGCACGAGCGCCGAAAGCGCCCAGGCTGCTCTCGTGCAGTTGGGCCAGGGTTTCGCGTCTGGTGCACTGCGCGGCGAAGAACTCAACAGCGTGCTCGAGCAGGCCCCGCGCTTGGCGCAAGCCATTGCCGACGGCCTTGGTGTTCCCATTGGCCAACTGCGTGATCTGGGCGCGGCTGGAGAACTGACCGCTGAGAAGGTGTTCGGGGCTCTGCAAGGCTCCAGCGCCCGACTGCAAGCCGAATTCGACTCCATCCCCCTGACGGTTGAGCGTGCGACCACGCAGGCCGCCAACTCCCTCTCGGTGCTGATCGGGGCCTTGGACGAGTCCACAGGCGCGACCGACTCGCTTGCTCAGGCCATCGGCTCGGTGGCAGGTTTCGTGAAGGAGCTGGCCCAGGAAATCCAGCGCGCCAGCAAGGGCGCCGAGGATGTGGGCTTCCTGGCGCGCGCGTTCACCATCATCAGCCAGACCGTCCGGGTTCTGTACTCCGATGTGGTCTTCGTGTTCAAGGGCATCGGGCGAGAGATCGGCGCCGTGGCTGCGCAGCTGGCCGCCCTTGGCCGTGGTGATTTCGCCGGTTTCCGCGCCATCAGCGACGCCGTGAAGGCTGACGCGGCCCGTGCACGTGCCGAGCTGGACCGCTACCAGCAGCAAGTGCTCAACCCGTTCTTGAACAGCCGCGGTCGTGGCACCTCGGCTGGCTTCCAAGACCCTCGCCTGATCGGTACTACACCGGCAGAAGAGACTGTTGGGTATCGCCCAAAAGGTGGAGGCGGTGGCGGCGGGGGGAAAAAGAAGGGTGGCCGCGCACCACGCGAGCAGGTGAACGAGGCCGACAAGTACCTGGAATCGCTGCGCCGCCAGCTTGAGGCCACGGTTGATCTGTCCGTTCAGGACCAGCTTCTGCGCGACATTCAGCTCGGCCGGCTCGGCAAGGTCACGCCAGCACAGGAGCAACAGCTCATTGCCCTGGCCAAGCAGATCGACGGCTTCAAAGCGATCCAGGCCGAGGAAGAGGCCCAGGCCAAGCGAGACGCAGAAGCGCTGGCCGAGCGCAACCGAGTGCTGGACGAAGGCCGCGCGGTGTACGAGGCCACGCGCACGCCTGCAGAGCGCCTGGCGGCTGAGACCGACCGCCTCAACAAGCTGCTGCAGGAAGGCGCCATCGACTGGGACACCTACAGCCGCGCCATCTTCGCCGCACAAGACGAGTTCGACCAGATCACCAAGAAAGCGAACGAGACCGGCAATGACCTAGACAAGTTCGCCGAGCGCGCCGCCGAGAACATCCAGAAGGCGCTGGGTGATGAGCTGACCAACATCCTGGAAGGCGACTTCGACAACATCGGCAAGGCATTCACCAGCCTGATCAACCGCATGGTGGCCGAGGCCCTCGCCGCCGACATTGCGAAAGCGCTTGGACTTGGCGGGAAGTCTGGCGGTGGCGGTGGATTCCTGGGTGACCTCATCAAGACCGGCATCAACTTCATCACTGGCAGTCGGGCCATCGGCGGCCCTGTGTCGGCTGGTGGCCTGTACCGCGTCAACGAGCGTCGGCCAGAGCTGCTGAACGTCGCCGGGAAGCAGTTCCTCATGATGGGTGCTCAAGGTGGAAGCGTGGAGCCCAACGGCAGCAGCGGCGGCGGCAACACCACCAACGTCTTCAACTTCAGCGTGCAAGGTCCGGTGGATCGACGCACCGAAAGCCAGATCGCTGCCGCTGCTTATCGCGGCCTGCAGCGTGGTCAGAGGAACACCTGATGGCCTTCCATGAATACCTTTTTCCGCCGCGCATCAGCGCAAACATGCAGGCGGGGCCTCGCTTCATGGTCGATACTGCGTTCACCCTCGGTGGGCAGCGTTACACCAACCTGAGAGACCCGTACCCGCTGCACGAGTACCGCATCAACCATCCTGTGCGCAGCGGTGCTGACTTTGAGGAACTGCGAGCATTCTTCTGGGTGGTCAACGGTCGGGACGCCTTCCGCTTCAAGGACTGGAGCGACTACCTGCTGAATTCTGGGAACAGTTCGCTGGAGCTGATTACTGGCTCGACCTACCAGATCACCCGCAAGTACGTTTCGCCCGGGCGCACCGCTCTGAGGCCGATCTACAAGCCGGTGGCCGGTATCAAGGTGTTTCGCACCCGCTCTGGCACGGTCACCGACATCACCGCTACCAGCACGGTCACGACCACGAATGGCAGGGTTGTAGTGGCCGGCCACACAAGTGGAGACACCTATCACTGCGTCGGTGAATTCCACGTGCCGGCAGCTTTCACCGATCCTGAGGCTGTGTTCAATGTGATGGGCGGCTCAAGCATGCTCACCGAGTGGGCCGACTTTGGCGTGCGCGAAGTCAGGGAGATCGCCTGATGCCCAAGGCCATCCCCGCGCCGCTGCAGGCGCACTACGACTCGGGCAGCACCTGCATGGCGGCGGCCCTGCTGATCCAGCGCGCTGACGGCGAGGTGTTCGGCTTCACCAGCGCCAGCCGCCCGCTGGTGCTGGACCTGACGCCATGGAACTCGGCACCGTGGAACCTAGCCGGCCTGACCGCCTTTGAGTTCACCAGCTCGCAGGGCCTGGACTTCAGCTCGCTGGAGAGCACAGCAGGCTTCGAGGTGGACAACGCCGAGATCACCACGCTCAACGACGGCTCGCTATTCAAGACCGACGACATCCTGGCCGGGCGCTGGCGCGGTGCGCGCTTCCGCATCTTCCTGTATCGCTGGGACGTGGACGAGCCCACCATCGCCAGTGACGTGGAGACGCTCAAGGTCGGCACGCTGGGCGAGGCCAAGCCGCTGAGCACCGTGGTGACGGTGGAGCTGCGCTGTCTCAAGCAGCAGTTGCAGCAGGCCGTGGGCGCTGTCTCTCAACCCAATTGCCGGGTGCGCTTCGGCTCGCAAGGCATCGGCCAGTGCAACAAAGACCCGGCCGCCTT